TATGAAGAAGCAAGAAAAAGCTCTTTCTACAATTATTCCAAACGTTCACGAGTGGCATAAGAAATTTACAATTGATGAACTCAAAAATGTATATAGTGCCGTTGAAAAGAAGCTTGCAAATTGGGATGGCTTGACATTATCAGAACAGGCAAAGAAGTTAAAGTTTGAAGTGGATGAGTATTTTGGAACGAATGAATACGGTGCACAAACAAAATACAAGACTTGGGGCGTTGCACAAGACGCTTACAAGATGCACCTTTACAAGGTACAGTACAAGATTGATAAGCAGACAATCGAAGCAAGCGTTAGTCATTCATTTTCTTTTGCTCAAAAGACCAAGAGTGCAAAGGTCAAGCAACTTGTATCTGAACTTCAATCCCTACTTGGCAACAAAGCAACGATTGCAGAACTTCAAAGCAAGGCTGATGCACTAAATAACGAGGTATCAAAGCTGGAAGCCGCTAAACTTGCCCGAGACTTGAAGAAGTTAAGCAAACTGGGCAATGGGTTTAGTCCAGATGCCTATACGCAAGAACGCAAGGATAAAGCAGTGTGGGATAAAGGAAACGGAAAGGTTGCAGATGAGACCCTTATTGATGTTGCGGCAAAGAGTTGGATTGCTTCAACAGAAGATGAAAAGGATAGGGTCTATGAATATACCAGTCACTATTGCAATGTGAACGAGCCTTTGCAAGGTCGCAAATATCTAAACCACCAGACAAAGGCAGATTTCGAGCATAGAGTAAACAATATTACTTCTTACATCAGTAAGAATATCTTGCCCAAAGATATGTGGTTTATGCGAGGTGATGATGGTCTTGGGGTGATTGCTTCACGAATAAGGTTTGCAGGGGGCAAAATGCCTAATGATTTACAAGACTTGGTGGGTATGACTATGCAAGAGGGAGGTTTTATGTCCACAGGTAGCCGTAAGGGCAAGGGGTTCAGTAATAAGTCTGTTATTATCAATGTGTATGCGCCTAAGGGTACGCAAGCCGCCTATATTGAGCCTATCAGTGAATTCGGCAATGGTGCGGGTAGAAAATGGGACGGAAAGCAGAGGTTTAGTACATTTAGCTATGAACACGAAACATTGTTTCAGCGAGGTACACTAATGCGAATAACAAAAGTGTACCAACTTGGTACACAGACGTTTATTGATTGTGAGGTGATAGGGCAAGAGATTAAACCATTGTCCTACGTTCCAGATAGTAATATAGGCTATTGACCAGGTATTTTATCTTCTGGATAATGTTCATTAGCAATGAATAAGTATTCATCCATCAACTTGTAGAAATCATTGATGCTATCCTTTATTGAATAGGCTGTTTTCCCCCAAGAAGTAAACATTACCATGAGCAGATTAAATGGAATGCCTGGATAGGGTTTTCCGTTTAATCGTTTATAGTATTCACTTTCCCCAATGAATTGACCTTGTGAAGACACATACACACGCTCCATATCCCAAAACCAATCCATAGTAGCATCGTTGAAAGGGCTTTCTTCTTGACCATGATAATAGCGACATTGTTTTATAAGTTCTTGCTTCTTATTCATACTTTTGTTTGAATTGAGTTACTACTTCTTGTATTTCTTTTGGGAGATAGCCCCACGCTTTGTCTTGTATATTTTGAGGTATGCCGTAATAAGCTTCTGCAATACTACCAGCAATGGCAGCTATTGTGTCACTGTCACCACCTATTGACACTGCTAGGCGAACAGCACTCTCAAAGTCTGTACTTTCGAGAAAACACACGATGGCTTGTGGCACTGTTATTTGGCACGTCTCATTGAAGCTATTTGTTTGTCTGATTTCATCGCAGGTTTGCGATATATCATAGCCATAAGATTGAGCTACCAACATTTTGATACTTTCCTTGTCTTTGTATTGCCTTGCGGTATAGATGCAATCAGCAACGCATTCTGCACCTTTGATACCATCGGGGTGGTTGTGTGTACATTCTGCTGATTTTCTTGCAGACACCAACACTTCTTCTCTTGTAGGAAGATACCCACATGGAGATACACGCATCGCAGAGCCATTGCCAAAACTGCCATAAGGCGTAGGTGTGTTGGAATTTATCCAGCGAGCAAAAGAGCAACCATAAGCTCCTGTGGGGTTGGGGTATTTTCTACACCACTCAAGTAATGATTTTTCAAAACTTATCCCACATAAAATAGCATCTGCAACAGCAATTGTACAGATAGTGTCGTCCGTAAAAGAACATTCGGAGGTAAATAGTTCAAAGTCTGTTTTATTTGTATTGTTGAATTCAAATCTAGAACCCACAATGTCACCAATTATAGCTCCTAACATTTTTCTTCCTTTCTTTTAAAATTGACATACTAAATTTTATCTGCAACATGGCGAATGCGATTACTTAAGTCTATAAGTGCATTGCGCATCTGCTCGACTTCTTTTTCATTGAAGCCACCAACTCCACCATTACCATCTATCCCATTCATTTTATGGTAAAACCAAGAGGAAGATTTCTTGAAATACGTTTGAGAGAAATCATTCCACGAAACAGAAGTAATAATGTCTTGGCATTTTTGTTTCATGTCGCTGACAAATAGTGGTTTTGAAGTCTTCATATATAATACACTTTATGTGTAGTACAAAGATACTACAAAAAATCGTAGTATGCAAATTATTTCAGCTATAAAAGATGTGGTATTTAGCTCTTATTTGCCCTTAGTTTGTTAAAAATAATAAAATTCAGAGCTTAGAAAAAACACAATTCCTTTAATATCTAATTTTGGGTATTCTATAGAACAAAAAACAAGAAAAATGAAAAAAGAACTTTTAGCAGCGTTGAAAGCCAAGTTTGAGGGGGTCAACGAAAGTATTTTAAGTAGGATTGCAGACAAACTAGCCAAGACTACAACTAAAGAAGAAGATGTTGCAACCGCAGTTTCGGGGGTGACAATTCAACAAATCATCGAGGGTTATGGCGATAGCAGAGCAACAGAAGCTCAACAATCTGCTGTACGCAACTATGAGGAAAAGTATGGTTTAAAGGATGGTGAAAAGCTACAAGAGCCTAAGCCAAAGCCACAAGAGGAAACTATGCCTGAATGGGCAAAACAGCTTGTAGAAGAGAACAAAACACTCTCTGAACGCTTAGGTAGAATGGATGGCGAAAGAATTACCGCAGAAAGAAAGCAAAAGCTATCTGCAGTGTTCAAAAAATTGCCTGAAAACCTTAGAAAACCATATGAACGTATGTCGGTTGATAAGCTTTCTGACGAAGAGGTTACCAATCTTGGTGGAGAAATCACAGCAGAGGTAGACGAAATCGCATCGTTAGTGAAGTCTAAAGGTGCTGTTTTTGGACGTCCTGCAGCACATCAAGGCGGAGATAACTCTCAAGAACTATCTAAGGAGGAACAAGAAGCTATTGCAGCAAGAAACGTTGCTCTAAAAGATGGTGAACAACCTTTTTAATTAACATTTAAAACCAAACTAAAATGAGTATGACAGTACAAAGACGCAAAGAGACAAGATTTCCAAGCGTCATCATGCACAAAGTTGCCGATGTAAGAGGTGGCGTTTCTGTGCAAACTAAAGAACTTGGCGGAAAATATCTGCTTGAGGGCACTGTTCTTTCAGCTCCAATTGAGGGCATTTGCCACGTTGTGAAAGTTGCAAAAATCAATGAAGATGTTGCAGTTAACGGTGTTGTAATCAAGGTAGAAAAAGGACATCACTTTGTAGTAGGTGATATTCTTTGCGCTAAACTTGGCAACAAAGCAACTACTATCACTGCAATTGACACTAGCGACAAGAGCGTTGATACTTTGACTATCAAAGCAGCGTTGGGAGAGCTTAAGAAAGGTGCTTTTGTGTTCTTGGCAGAGAAAGAATCTGCAGATACCAAATCGGCATTGAAGTATGCTCCGTTTGCAATTAACGGCACTACCAAACCTGTTGTTGCAGGTGACAACTTAGATACTGATGCTTGGTTAATTGCTGTGACCAAAGGTAACGACTTGCCAGCTGAAATTGAACAAGCACTTAAGGGTGTAATCAACTACTAAGGAGGAGGAATTTAAAATATGATTAGACAAACATTAATCGAGGGATTGAATGATAAAATGGTGCAAGCACGCTTGAATTCAGCTGATGCTTCGCAGTTCTATTTTGGCAAACATTTCCCCGTAAAAAAGGTGACAGGTTTCACTTGGAAAACTCTGTCAAATCAATTAGCAGCTAAGAATGTAGCAGCTGATTTGCACACAGACAATGGAACAACCATTCGTAAGCGTAGACCAATCTTTGAGAGTGCAAAGGGAGACATTCCTTTCATCTCTATTTCACGTGAAATGACACGTTCTGAAATCAAAGATTATCAAACTGCTCTTGCTCTTGCAGGTGAAGCAGATGCTGTGAAGCTTGTACAATATTGGGGTGAAGACGTTGATTTTTGCTTCAATGGTGTGCAGTCAGAGCTTGAATACATTGCTCTTGCGTTGGTTTCTAACGCTGGTAAGTTGGATTTCACAACTACCAACAACGCTACATTTGCTAACGAGTTCTCACTAGACTATGATGTGGACGAAGAAAACAAGGTTTCAACATCTACTGATTGGGGCAATGCAGCTAACGCTGATATTATCGGTGACTTGGTTAAGATTGTGAAGCAAGCAAAGGCAAGAAATCTCAATCCTAAGTTTGCGTTCATCAACTTGGATGAGTTGTACAAGATTTGTTCAAGCGAGCAAATCATCAAGGCGTGTGCATCTTACATCCAAAATGCAGTTGGAATGGCTCAAACACCTGATTTAGCAGCGGTAAACCAAATGCTTGCAAGGCAAGCGTGGTTGAATGGATTGCAGTTGCGTGTAATTGACCAAACTATCTCACGTGAGTTTGCTGATGGTACAACTACTAGCGCAAATCCATTCGCAGATAGCCGTATGGTGTTGTCTGAAACTGAACGCTTAGGAACAACTCAATATGACGTATTGAGAGAAAATAGTGACCTTATTTTGCGTGCTGAACGTGCTCATACTGTTGTCAAAAAGTATGGTACTATCGAG